ATATCTTCAATAGCTGCGTATTCTAAACCTTGTAAGTTATCAATAGTTGTTCCACTATCACTACCACGTACAGGTAGGAAAAAATCTTCAGTAAGGTTTTGTATATTGTATTTTAAATTATAATCACCGGTATCTTTATTAACAAATGGAGTTTTTTTCATTTTATTAATAATCTTCTGCATATAGTTATCCACTTCTTGTGGTGGAATATTACCTATATCAATTTTAAATACCCTTTTTTCAGGCGCTCTCATAATACGATGGATTAACATCGCATCTTCCATAAGAGATAATTGTTTCCAAATTCTCCTAGCACCTTCCACCATTGATTTACCATAAGGAAGGAAGTTGGTATCAGATAACATACGAAAGTGAGCCATCTCATACTGCTCGTATTCTTTTTTACCAAAACGGTCCATTTCAACCTTATACTTTACATAATCAGGATTATTAGGGTCAGTACCTTCTAATCTTTCTACATTATATATTGAATGTGGAGCAACATTAACAATACCTTTACCTGGCATAATTTCCAATGCTATAAAAGCATCGCCATATTTTACTAAATTTCTAATCCAAGGCCACAAATTAAATTCTATGTTCATTATATCATAGAATAAATTATGTAACATATCTCTTACATTTTCATTTGTAGATTTAATTTGAAGAACATCACCATATTCATTCTTAGTTGTGGATTCATCCGCGTATATATCAAGAGCCGAACCAATAATTGGGTCCTGGTCCATAGCATCATAATCTCTAAAAAGTTCTCTACGAACTTGATGATACGCCATTGATTGAGCGCCTTGATTATTTTCATAATAAGACCTTTGTAACTTTGTATATCTATCTCTAAGATTTACGAAGTTTGTGCTTGATTGGCGTTCTTCGGTATCAACAACTTTACGCTTACCATCTTTATCAACGGTTACAATTGCGTTTGTTGAAAATAATTTCTTTAACCTACCAAAAAAACTTCTGTCATCTACTTGTTGTTCGTCTGCCATAATTTATTTTACCATTTTCTACAAGACCAATATCTTGCTTTTGTTCTAGGACCTGGATTATCACAATTGTGTCTTGCTCTAAAGTTCGCTCTCTTTCCTGGGTTATTTTTTTTAATGTTCATTCCCTTTTGTCCAAAGTTTACTTTAATTACTTTACCCGTTTTTGGGTTTTTAACATAAACTTTAAATTTCTTAACATCACCTTGTGTTGGTTTGCCCAATTTCACTTCTCTACCCTGATATTCAGCTTCGTAAACACAATTACAATTGGCTTCTAATAATTCATTTGAGTATGATTTTAGGTATGATAAGAAATCATCCATATCTTCTTGCTCCACATCCAATTCATCGTAATCATCGATTGGATTGTCTTGTGGTGTATCTCCCATAGCATATGCTTGGTCTATATACTCATCTTCTTTTAAAATATTTGCTAATTTAATCATTTGGCTTTAATTTATATTTTGACATATACCATAAATATCGTAATTTGTCAAAACACTACATTTTTTACAACCATTGTGTTAAGTCTTCAATATCATCTCCAATTTTCATTTTCCAAGGGTTATCATCCATATTATTTCCCCCATACACTCCTTCGTATTGTTGATTGGAACTTATACCACCTAAAGTTCTTTTAGTAAGGTCTATTCCTTCCTGTCTTAAACGAAGTGCAGTATCTCTAACCCACAACCCAATACATAATGCCATTGTTAAGTCATCATTATAACTTTTCATAGCTTCAGCTCTACCGTTGATGAATATAAAAGTAAATAACTCATCTATTAAACGGTTAGAACGAATAGTTACCGATTTTTCTCTAAAATATTCATCCAATTTAGAAATAATAAGTGGACGGGTTTTAGAGGTTGTTGAAAATCCCGCTACCATTTGTTTTTCATCTGCTCTATATTTGTTTTTCATCTGATGTTCAACATCTACATATTTTAAATCCTTACTCATATAGAATAAGTTTTTATAATCTCTATCTATACATTGTTGAATACACGCCCAACCAATGTTTGAGTTTTCTACAACAAGTAATGCATCATTATATTCAGTTGAAAGATTAACTAAAAAATTTCCAAAATCTTTTGTATCAACTTTGCCTTTATATTCCGCTACTTGCGTTGCATTAGTTACATCTATTACATGACATGCAGAATAGTCACTACCATCTCCTCTGGCAACGTCTGCCACAACCATATACGAACCATTTGCCGATGGGTATTCCCATCTCCAAAGGTTTCCATCAAACCCAGTTTTTTCAATTGGGTCTTTACAATATGTTTCTTTATAAAACATAAGAAGTTCAGGATCAATAACTGTATCACCCGAAGATACGAAATCACAATCACATTCTTGTGCTGCTTTTTTTACTCCTAATAATTTCTCTTGCTCATCTCTCCATTTTTGGTCTCTTTCAGGATGAACTGTCCAATGTAATTTAATTGTACTAAATGGATTTGTACCATCTTCTGCTCCTATCCAAGTTTTATGAAACCAGTTACCCACACCATTTGGAGTAGATAATGCAACGCACGCACCACCCGTAGATAGAGTTGATTGAGCTGCAACCCAAATCTCATCAATATCATCGATAAAGGCGGCCTCATCAAATATAAGAAGTGATAATGCTTCCGAACGTCCTGCATCGGGAGAACTAGCAAGGTAATAGTTCATGCATTACTCTTACTTTGGTTACTAAGTTCTTTGCTACATCTTGTTTTGTTGCGATAACTAATACGTTAAAATCACTATTAAATAACATTTTCCAAAGTGCAAAACCGGCACAAAGAGTAGAAATACCAGTTTGACGTGATTTTAACACTATATTAAAACGATTACTAGCGAATTCAGTTAGTGTTTTTTCCTGAAATGGGAAAAGTTGAAAAGGTATTTTACCTCTTACCGGATGCTGAATCATACAATACTTTTTCATAAAGTGAATCGGGTCTACCGCGCACTTTTTGTATTCATCGGATATTATTTCCTTTAAAGATTTTTTTTGTGTTATCCCTGTGCTCATATTAATCGTTAAGAGGTCTTACTAAATCGTAATTTTTATCTTTTAATTTTTCATAAGCCTCATTTCTTAATTTAGTAGCTTGTTCAATCTCACCCTCAAACTTAATAATCTCCAAAAGGATTTCTGCTTTAAGTTCTTCCACATCCCTTTCCATACTCCAAGTTTCAATCTTACCATCCTCTTGAACTACTTCGTATGTTTGTTTAGCATCGTTGTATGCTTGCTTAAATTGAGCCACCACATCGTTACCATACGCAATCATATTAGAATATATCTTATAATCCTCATATTCTTTCCACAAACCATCATATTTTATTTGAGCTTCTCTCAATGTAAGACAATGTAAACAATATCCAGTCTTAGAAATTAATTTTTTATCAACTCTACCTATTTTAATTGTTTTACAACTATCGGATTTACAACTATTTAACTTATCTAAATAAGCTCTTGTTTCCGCCATTATATCACCAAGTTCTGAAAATTCTACTCTACCACCTCCAGTTTGTTCCCAAGACCTACCATTTTCATCGGTCCATTTTTCACCAACTTTACGTTTTACAATTTCTTTATCTGCACCAGAAAACGAAATAAATGAATCCTTTTCATATTCAGCACCATGCATTACCATATCAACCAACTTCCTACGAGTTGGATGCATAAATTTTTTATTAAATTCTCTTGCCATATTACTTTTGATATATTTGTATATATAAGTATATCAAATTAAATAAAACGATTATCTTCCGTATTTAAAAATACCTAAAATTTGGTTTAATGGTGCAAATGCTCCAGTTAATTTATAGGTATTACCCCCATAAACAAAAACGATACCTTCGTTTGGAACAATTTTATCAAAACCACCCAATGTATTTAATCTTTGTAATTCAATTTTAAGTTTATCTATTTTTTGTGGGTTTCCAGATGCTTTTATTTGCTTAATAGCATTTCCTAATTCGTTTCTTAATTGTTTTGTTGCATCCGATGGATTTGCTGTTAATACGGATTCCATAAATTCTAATACATCCGCACCAACTCCTAAAAAGATTTCTTCAAATTTCATAATATTATTTTTCATAATCTTTTGTTGGTCTTGCTTATCGGTTTTATCTGCCCAAGCTTTTATTTTATCATCTTGTATTTGATTTATACGCATTGATTTATCACCGAACGCCCATCTTTTAACTAATCCTATTTTTGAACCAATATCTAATTTCTTTGCACCTTTTTCAACAAAATCCGTCCACCAAGCTTGATGATAATCTGCCACCCCATCACTATCCGATAAATTAAATTCTTTTTGAAGCCTGTTAATCATCGATATATATTTTCCTTGTAATTTGGAAAGGTTTTCTGATTTTGGTAATGACTGCATTGGAGGTCCTTGTATTGTATATGTATCTTGTACATGCTTATTAACCTGTTTAATCATTCCGGCTAATATAGATGCAGCAGATTGATTTTCTCCAATAATTTCCCCTTCTTTATTATATTCAAAAGTTCCGTGAAATACCAATAATGGTTGTCCGTATGGAATTACATTTGCATTTTGTGGATATATTACTTCCAAATTCATAAAACACGCACCATCTTTAAATATCTTTTTACGTTGTGGTTCTGATAATCCTGATATAGCTTTAGAAAGGTCATTCATAGCAAATGTGTATGCATCAGTTAATGAACCTCTACCAGCAAATTGTTGTGCAACTTGTCCAACGGTCATTGCACCTTCACCTTTATTTTTTGTATGTGATTTATTTCTTGCAGCAACTAATCTTCCATTCACCCAACTAATTGCCAACGCCTGTCCGTCAGTTTTTTCTCTTGCTAATTCTAAATCACCATTTAAGGCTCTTACTACAATTTGTTTAAGGTCACCAAATGTAAGATTCATTTCAATATCAAATGGATGATTCATGTGACCATACGCCCCACCTTCCAATAATAGTGATTCGTTTATTGATTCTTTCTTTAAACTTCTTTTTTGAAGAACTAATTGGTTTATTTGAGAAAATATATCTGCAATATCTTTATCTAATTTCTTTTCATCAGCACTCATTGGTGATTCGATATCTACATTAGAATAAAGTTTTTTCTTTTTTGCAATTAGTATCTCTGCTTTTTTAAGTAAATCGGATTTTACTTTATCCAAATCTTTTAGAATTTCAGATGAAGTAGCTTCGTTTGTAGATTCAAATGCGGATGGGGTTTTAATTTTTCTCCAACCACCACCCGGTGTTCTAAATATCCTAGCAGGTATTGGTAAAGTAGAACCTATTGGTAATTGTCTTTCATACCCTTTATCAACATGTATAATTTTAGTTATAAATTGATTTGTTTTATTATCAGAACCAACTAATTCAACTTCTACGTTTACAGGCCTTCCACCTACCTTCATTTTACCAGCAAATAATTGTCCTTTAGTAAATGCTTCATTGTATGGTATTTCTATTTTAGAAAGTTTACTATAATAATTTGGGTCTTCGTAAAGATGGTCTAATGCAATTTCTTTTGCTATATTAGTATCAGTTGTATGTTCTCTTTCTACTGCGTATCCCTTTATAAACTCGTTCTTTAAAGTTTGAAGACTTATATTATGGTGTTTAGCTATATCGCTTAATGTCATACCTTTTGCCAAACCACCAGGAATATTATCAATCTCAACTGCTATTTCATCAATCTCCTCATATCCACTCATTCCTTTGTTGTTAAGTTTCTTACTATTCTTCTTAACATCATCACTATCAGGCGCACCATTGATATATCCACCAGGTAAACTTAAACCCACGCCGGCTCCACCACCAAGTCCCATTTCATCCAATAGGTTATCGAAATCTAAAACTATTTCTTTAATATCTTCTTTTGAAATTATTGTATCTTTTTGATTTTCAGGAAGTTCCCAAAATCTTTTAGGTTTTTTTACTACCTTTTTAGGCTTTATTTCTTTCCAATTTTCAACTTTATGTGGGTCATCGGCTGGATTTAACGTACTTTTTTCTACGTTATTTATTTTGTAATATGATTTTCTAAATTGAGTTTCAGTATCTTTTGACTTACCAACTCCTCTCATATTATCCGCTTTAGGCTTATCTAATTGAGTATATCCACCTTGTTTATACCAATTTTCAGGCTTTTCTTTATTTAATATTCGTTTGCTTCTATCTGGTACAAATGATGTATCAGGTTCAGACGTTCCATTAAATCCTGCATTAGATGCAGCTTCTTTTAATTCTTCTTTTTTAGGAATTCTAAATGTTACTGCTTTCTTACCATTAATTGTTGGCATTCCCCACTCATCTTCACCTATTGATTTAACAACTACTTTTTTATTTTTAAATTTACCCATCAACAAAGTATCACCAACTTTTACGTTTAGTTTAATTTCTTCGTTAATGCATTCTTTTAATCCTTTTAATTTAAGAGTAATTAATTTGAATATTTGAGAATCAAACTTTGGGTATGCTTTTGTGAAATTCTTTTTTCGTTCTTCTTCACTACCAGCACTTAACCAATAACGAACATCAGTACCACTAATAGGATTTGATTGAGCAGGTGAAGCATACACATATCCTTTATCCAAATATCCTTGCTCTACCTTACCTTTATATGGAGTGAAATAGTTACCACTTAATCGGTTTTGGTCTTTCTCACCAACTACAACAATTAAACCGGTTGTATCT